CGTCCGGTAACCGGACAAATCGACGAGTTGGTCTTAGGCTTACCAGCAGCCGGCCCCACCGCCACCCAAGAAAAAGAAGCAGCAGATCAATGGAAAAAGTGGGAGCCTCAGCGCCTCAACTCTCGCCATCGTGAGATCATGCGGCGAATCTTAGAAGGCTCCAATGAAACTCAGATCGCTGAACAAATGGGCTTGAGTAGAGTTGCTGTCTGTCTAGTCGTTACTTCTCCCCTCTTTCGTGCTGAACTCGAGAAGATGGAAGCTGAGCGAGATGATGCAGTAATCTCTCGCGCTGAAGCCTTAAGCAATGAAGCTCTCGACACCCTCAAAAATCAGATGCGGTCTGCCAAATCTGAATCTATTCGCAACCGCGCCGCTAACGACATCTTAGATAGAGCCGGTTATTCTAAAGTCGAAAAGCGATTAGTCGGAATCGTCAACGCTGAAGATGTGATTAGAGAGTTGAATCGAAATAGACGAGAAGCCTTCCAATCTAAGATAGCATCTAATCAATCTAATCAATCTCAATCCACTGATCCCCTTAGAGGAGCTAAAGATGTCACTAGCTGACATGCTCGGCCAAGATTTACCTCCTCACAAGCCCCCTAAGGATTGGAAGGATTGGTCTGATAGAGACTCTAATTCAGGCCCCCGAATCATCTCTAATGGCCAGGCTGAGCCAGTTTCTTCTCTCGTCTCTGAATCACAGGAACAACTCACTCTCGCCCAGCAAGTGGCTAAAAACATGGCCACTTATTTCTACAACCCCTGGGCGATGGTTGAAGATCAAATCATTTACACTCTCGATTCTACTGATCTCCTCAATCCGGTTAAAGCATTTCCTAATCATCCTTGGTTGCAGCGTATGAGCGAAGATTGGATGAGAGAACCCCTCTACTCTTGTTTCAAATCTCGTCGAATGACTATCACTTGGCTCTTCGTCTTCCTCCACCTCTGGCTAGCCATGTTTCGTGAGGGAGCTAGCGTCTTCTTCGTCTCTGACAAGGAGGAAAAATCTGATGAGTTGGTTAAGCGTGCTGAGTTCATCTACAATAATATCCCCCCTGATAAGATGCTTAAGCCGGCTTGTAAGTCATCTTATTGTTACCTCGAATTTCCAGGACTTAATTCTTATATTCAAGGAGTCCCTCAAGGCGCGGATCAGCTCCGGCAATACACTGCCACCGCCATCCTCAACGACGAATTCGCCTTCTGGTCCAAAGCAAGAGAAACCTTCATGGCCTCAAAACCAACAATAGATGGCGGGGGAAAGGTCACTCTAATTTCCTCCCCGCAGGAAGGATTTTTCAAAGAATTATGTTTCGACTTAATTCGCTAATCACAGCTGGAATCTTATCTCTCCTCTTAGGATTAGGCCTAGCTGAAGCAGCTGACACTGACGCTACCATCCTCCTCAAATGGGAAGATAAATCCTCTAATGAAGAAGGATTTAATGTCTACAAAAAGAATCCAGATGGCTCTAGAACTAAAATAGCTGATACTGCTGCCAACATTGCTACTTACACTCACAAGTTCGTCGCTCCTGAAGGTTCTGAGCATTGCTATGAAGTCACAGCTTGGAATTTCAAGACTACCGAGAAAAAAGAATCTCAAGAATCTAATCCCACTAACACTGCTTGCGCTACTGTCCCATTCTTGCAAATTCCTACTCCAGATGCTCCAGCGGGATTAGTAATAAGTGTCTCTGTCTCTGTAACTGTCTCTACATTACCCCCTCCAGGTGGAGTGGTAGCGACTCCGACTCCCTAATTCATGACTGAAATTGATGCTCAGCGTTGGCTCCTTCTAGCAGTGTTGATCATCTTATTGATTCTAATACTGTCTGACCAAGAATGAAAATCACCGCTCTCGATCTCCCTCAAAACGCTGAAGATCCTCTCCTCCCCATAAAGGAGGAATTACCTGAGGGACCAGAAATTATAGATGTAATGCAAGGTCTGAAGGTCTGGAGAAATCCAGTCAACAGATTCTTCATCTGCAGATTGCATTGCTCTGCTGATCCTAATAAACGCTCTAAGGAATGGCGAGAGAAAACTAAAGCTGGAATGGATGCCGCCACTTTCGCCAGAGAATATGATCTAGTTTGGGAAGCCTTAGAAGGAAAACCAGTCTATGTGGAGAATTGGAGTAGTGAGTTTCACATCTCTCGAACTAGCCTTGGTTGGAACCCTCGCTATACTGTATGTAGAGGTTGGGATTTTGGACTTTATCCCGCTTGTGTCTTCGCTCAGTTATTCCCTTACTCTCGTCTTATCATTCTACGGGAAGCTGTAGGGATAGACATAGACACTGAAAGATTCATCTATGAAGTTCATAGGCTCAGTAATGAGTGGTTCCCTGGCGGCCGGTTTATTGAGTTCATTGATCCCACTGGAAAAAACCGCGCTGGAACTGACGGTAGAGCTTACACCCAACTACTTGCCAAAGCTCCGCTTCGCGCTAGAAGGATTATCCCTGGTGAGAACAGTCCGGTTAAGAGACGCGGGACAGTCATAGATTTTCTAAAAGAGAATGTTAAAGGCCTACCTTGTCTATTAGTAGATCCGTCTTGCGAATACTTAATCAAGGGATTTAATGGTGGCTATCTCTTCGCTTACAACCAAGGAACTCTCAAACCTAAACCCGAAAAGAATATCTTTTCTCATATCCATGACGCGCTCCAATACTTGTGCTCTAAAATCAGATTGGTAGATTTGAAAATTCGAGATCAAGAAATTCGACCCTCAGAGCCTAGATTTGGCCAGGGAAAAGCACCGCCTCCTCATGTTGAGATGACTCCTCATGTTGAGATGAACCACTCTCCCCCTCTCAATCCTTACAGAACTGAAATGGGAAAGGGTAAGGAGTCTACATGGGACGTCCTTGGGCGCTGAAAAAAGCTTGGCTAGAAGGTAAGTTAACTAGATTCGGGGTTCCACCTGAGCCTATAACTACTGCTCCAGCTGTTAAAACTGAAAAGCAGCAAATAACTGCAGCTAAGGACCTGTGGAATGAGATTGAGCAGAAACGATCTCGATTGAAAGAAATAGAATTAGACGCTGAGCTGCGATGGAGAGATCTAGATCGCAAACTAACTGAGTTAGAAAAAGTCAAGCCGATTAGTAAAGTAGCAGCTATGAGAAGAGACCTGATCAAAAAGATAGCCGAGTGGGAACATCTAACTCAAACCCTGGCTCCTCTAGAATAAGTCTAGAATAGGAAACCTATTTAATGGCCACTGCTAAGCTTTACGATCACTTTGGGAATGAGGTCAAAGCGGAATTTAGACCTCAGGATGGAGCTGTTTTAGGTTGGATGAATGGAGATGCTCCACCTCCACACTATAATCCCTTAGATCGCAGCATTGATCCTCTAAGTGAGGAAGCTCTAAAACCTTTCTTTTCAGCCATGTATCAATCTGCTGACTCTCATCGTCAGCCACGCAAAGACATCTGGGATACGTGCTGGGCCCTCTACAATAATGAGTATGATTGGAGTAACAAGTCATGGTGGCAGCATCGCGCTCCCATCCCCAAAGTGCGTGCCAGTGTAGACCGAGCGACTGCGCTCTTCAGAAAAACATTGCTGCGTATGTATCCTTTCTACGGAGTACAGGCAGAATCAAGACTAGGAAGGACCAAAGGCCGCTACACGATGCTCTTGTGCGATTACTGGTTCGATCAGATCTCTGTAATCGACGAGCTAGTCAAGAGTTTCAAAGTTGGCTTAATCACATCTGTTAGTGGGGTGAAGATTTGGTTTGAAAGAGTTAAGGATTTCAAGCCTGAACCACGAATCTCGGAGTATGATGAACCCACTTTTGAGTTTGGAGTTCAGACTGGCAGCTATAAGCGGTACAAAACCGAAGTAGAAATGAAGCCTTTCTACAAAGGTAAATTAGCTATTAGTGCCTTAAATCCAGCTAATCTCTGGATTGTTCCTGGAACGAGAAATAGGTGCATCATTGAGAGGGATGTGGCGACTCTCTCCGAATTAGAATCATTAGCTGAGGAGGGAATTTATGATAAAGAGGCAGTCAAAAGACTCCGAGAATCGCGCTACGGTTCCGGTGAGACTCTCATCGAAGACACAAATCCTACGATCCATAGGACAGAATCGCGCCCAGATGCCAATAAATATCTCCAAAATATTGATCTATACCACTACTGGGGAGATATTTGGGACACCGAAGCGAACTTAGTAGCGTGCGAGCACAGCTTCACCTTTGCCGGCCAGGGAGAAGTCTTAATCCGAAAGGCTAGGCCTAATCCCTTCTACCACAAACTACCTCCTTACATCGTTGGGACGCCTTATATAGTTCCATTCTCTACCTACAATC